CCCGAGACAAGATGCTGGCAAAATTACGCCGCGGGGAGAGAGCGGGCGCATACTTTACTGATACGCTCAAGGATGAGCTGCGTCCAATTGAGAAAGTGGATGCAGGTAAGACGCGGTTGTTTTCCGCAGGTGAGATGGTTCTCACTTTACTCTTGCGTCAATACTTCATGGGTTTTACAGCTCATATGGCACGCCATGCAGTGTCATATGAATCGTGTGTTGGCATTAACCCCTTTTCCATGGACTGGCACGTTCTCGCTCTTCAGTTACGATCTAAGGGCGATCGAGTCGTGGCTGGTGATTTTACCAACTACGATGGCACGTTGCCTGCTGATGGAGTCTGGAGCGTTCTCGAGGTTATTGAATTCTTTTACAGCCTTGCTCCTGGAGTCAACTACGCGGAAGAGCAGAAAATTCGAGAAATGTTGTGGCTCGAGATCGTCAATTCGGTGCACATCAACGGTAGCACCGTTTACATGTGGACGCACGGCCAACCATCTGGGTGTCCTTTCACATCTGTTCTCAATTCCGTGTTGCATTCGATTCTGATACGCGCTGTTTTCCTCCTTTGCGCACGCCGTTATGCACCAAAGTTCGCACTCATGAGCGAGTTCGATAGGTGTGTGAGCCACGCGAACTACGGCGATGATGACGTCACGAACGTTTCTGACGAGATCACCGAGTGGTTTAATCAGATCACCATGGCTGAAGCGTATTCTACCTTTGGGATGACGTACACCGATGAAGCGAAAACCGGTGTTCTCGTGGCAACTAAGACTCTTAGCCAAGTGTGTTTCCTGAAGAGAACATTTGAGTTCGATATCCAGCAACATCGATTCCGTGGACCGCTCGATATCGATACCATCGTCGAGATGATCAAGTGGAATAAGACGCGTTCATCAGACCAGTACACGTTGACGGCGTACACCTTACGAGCAGCCATTTATGAGTTGGCTCAACACAACGAGAAGGTGTGGGATGAACATTATCCCCTTCTGGAGGAGGCAGCGCGCATCATTTCAAGCCGAGTGCGTGTAACTCTTGAGGATTACGATACTGTGCGTCGTTCTGATTGCTACAAATATATTTTAGGTATAAACTCCGTGATCGGGGCTTCACAGAAATTGCCATTACCTGTGTTGCAGCAAATCCTGCTGGAGTCCGGCGTGCTCCCCATCCACCTCGGAAATATGGGTGTGGCGCAGGCTGGAGAGGGAGGAGTATTTACTCCTAGTGACGAGTGTGTGCCCTCTCAAAACATTAAGCTACTCGTCTGGCATGCAGGAAGGGAAAGATTGAGTGTTCACCCGACCGAAGATACCACACTTGCTACAAGTCAAAAAGAAAGTTTGGAAAATGCTGTTAAGCGTTTGCAACGCCTGTTTCGACAGGTTAGCGTTAAGCTGGATGAAGGTTGGGTGCCAACAGACATTATGCTCAATAAC